CGCCGAGGGGCCCAACGAGATCACCTCGAAGTGGGGCACCGGCGACGGCCGCGGCCCGTCGATGGGCCCGGTCCGGGCCGAGGTCGACGCCACCGTGATCGACGACGGCTGGTTCCCCTGCGGCGGGTCCGGCCCGGTCGAGGCGACCGGCGTCCTGCCCGGCGGCGGCACGGAGTGGGAATGCAAGGGGCGCCTGGTGGTGCCCCCCGACCACTCGATCAGCCTGCACGTGTCGGCCTCCTCGGTCAACGAGGACTTCACCGTCGGCGCCTCGTGGTGGCGGACGCAGCTCTGAGGCAGGATCGAGAGGCCCGCGAATAGCGCGAATGGCGCGAATGGGCTCATGAAAAAACAATTCGTCTCATTCGCGTGATTCGCGGGCCGCCCCAAAGGAGAATCGCGTGCTCGGTTCGCTGGTTGAAATCACGCCGCCGGCCGTCGCCGTCGTGTCCGCCGCGGACATGAAGCGGTACCTGCACGGCGTGGCCGAGGACGAGACGGACGCGGACCTCGAGGCCCTCGTCGAGGCGGCGACGGGGTACGCCCAGACGTGGCTTTCGCAGCAGCTTATCACCGCGACGTGGGACCTGGTGTTGCCGGGCTTTCCGGCCGGCGTGATCGAGTTGACCCCGCCGCTGCAAACCGTCAGCTGGATCAAGTATTACGACGGGAGCAACGCGCTGCAGACGTGGGACGACGGCTACTACGAGGTCGACGCCGACCACAAGCCGGGGCGCGTGCAGCCGGCCTACGGCTACACGTACCCGTCCACCTACAGCCGCATCGACGCCGTGACGGTCGAGTTCCTGTGCGGCTACGGCGACGCGGCCACCGACGTGCCGGCCAATATCGTCCTGGCCGTCAAGGCGTTGGTCGCGTTCCTTTACGAGAACCGCGGGACGGCGCCGGAGAAGGCGCCCGCCTCGGTGGAGCGACTGCTGAGCCTCTCGGGACATGGAGCCTATGCCTGATGTGTGCCGTAGCGATCAACCCCGGGCGGCTGAAAACCTCCGTGGTGATCCAGCACAAGAGCGCGGGCCGGGACACCAAGGGGGCCAGAACCGCCGAGAGCTGGAGGACGCTGGCCACGGTGTGGGCGGAGGTTCTGCCGGTGGCCGGGCGCGAGGGATGGAACGTCAAGCAGATCGACGCGGAGCTGACGCACGGGGTAGTGATGCGCTACCGGTCGGACGTCACCAGCCGCCACCGGCTGAAGGTGGGGACGGCGATCCTGAACATCAAGGGCCCGCCGCGAGACGTGGGGAACGCGCATGTGATCTTGGAGCTGGACTGCATCGAGGAAGAGGACTGATGGCCGCGACCGCGATCACGCTGATCGGCGACGTGGAGCTGAGGCGCAAGTTTGACAGCCTCGCCCCCAAGCTCCAGCGCAAGGCCCTGCGCCGGGCGATCACCAAGGCGGCCCGCGTCACGGTCAAGGCCGCCAAGGCGGAGGCACCGAGCGAGACGAAGACCCTGCAAAAGGCCCTCGGGTATCGCGTGTTCACCTTTCCGAAGGCGGCGCCGACCGGCGTCGGCGCCGTGATCGGCGTCAAGAAAGATGCCCGCGGCAAGGTCCAGCGGTTCCGCCGCGGGGTGCTGCGGGGCAAGCGGGGGATGCGGATCGCCAAGAAGGGCGAGACGGCCGCCGCCTACCGCAACCCCGAAAAGTACCTGCACCTGATCGTGCTCGGCACCAAGCACAGCAAGGCCAACAACTTCCTTTTGCGGGCCGCCCAGCGGAGCCGCGGCGATTCGATCCGGATCATCGCCGAGGACGTCCGCGTCCAGCTCCAAAGCGAGAGCCCCACGAAATGACCACGCTTGCCGACGCCCTGCAGCTATACCTCTCCGGCCAGCCGAGCCTCGGCGAGGCCGGCGCGCGGGTGTTTCAGGACACGCTGGACCAGTCTACGCCGCTGCCGGCCGTGCTCGTGCGCGATCCCGAAGAGATCGGCGGGCATCACCAGACCGCGGCGGATGGCCTGGTCGAGGCCCGCGTCCAGGTCGACGCCTGGGCGAAAACCAAGACCGAGGCGGCCGGCCTGCAAAACGCACTCCGCAAGCTGCTGGACGGGTACCCGCGCGGCAAGCTCGGCGGCTCGGGGCAGACGATCGACGTGGAGGGGATCCACCTCGAAAACCGCTACCTGCACGACCACGCGGGCGACGACGCGAGCGACTCGAACGATTTTCAAGCGATCCTGGACCTGACCGTCTGGTACCGCGAGAGCGTGCCCGACTTCGACTGACCACTGACCACCGACCACTGACCACCCACCACTCCCATGACCAACTACATCGCTACCGGCATCACCGTGTCGTTCGGGGCCTTGACCGGCGAGATCCTCGACGTCGACCGCGGCAACGACACGGTGGAGGCGCAGGACTCGACGCACCAATTGTCACTCGAAGAGTGGCGGGAACACAACGCGGTCGGCGCGCTGAAGCAGGCCGGGCCGTTCACGCTGCTGGCCCACTGGGGCGGCACGATCCCGGCGGTCGGCACCCAGGACACGATCACCGTCACGCTCCCGAGCGGCGGGACCGACTCGAACGTGGCCATCCTCCAGGACGCCGGCGGCTTTTCGGGCAAGCTGGGCCAGAAGATCACCACCGAGATGAGCTTCCTCAGCACCGGCGCGCCGACGCACCCCTGATCGAGCTCTTGGAGCTTAGCGCTTAGCTCTTAGCACCAAGAACCAAGAACCAAGAACCAAGAACTAAGAAGGAACCTCCTGATGGCCGACACGTTCACCGCATCCGTCGAGCTCAAGACCAGCGTGCAGCAGACGTTCGACACCGCCGCCGGACCGGCGGCCGGCACGCCGAAGGTCACGCACGCCAACTGGGACTTCAAGCACTCACTGAGCGCCTCGAGCACGCCGCCGTTCACCAAGCACGCCGTCGAGCAGAAGGCCCTGGCCGCCGGCGCGGGCACGATCAACCTGAGCGCCACGTTTGGGTTCAACGGCGAGGCCGTCGATGGGACGGGCCTGAAGGTCCAGGCGATGAAGCTGCGCAACCCGAGCACCAACGCGAACAACATCACGATCACGCCGGGCGCCGCCAACGGCTACGACTTCTGCGGCGCCGCCTTTTCGATCACGCTGGAGCCCGGCACCGAGGTGCTGATCTACTGCCTCGACACCGCCCCGGACATTGCCGCCGCGGACTGCACGCTTGACATTGCCGGGACCCTCGTCCAGGTCCTCGACTTCGAGTGCCTGATGGGCTGAGAAGCAGGGGTCAGGAGTCAGGAGTCAGTGTTGATTCTGCCCCTGACCCCTGATTCCTGACCCCTGACCCCTGACCCCTGACCCCTGACCCCTGATCCACCATGCCAGCCGAACAGATCAATCCCGCCGACGACCCGCGCAAAGCGCAAGCCGAGGGGGCGGGGCCGGAACAAGAAGATTACGGGCCGGAGCTCGACGCGGAGACCATCCTGGCCGCCGACGACCGGCCGATGGTGCAGGCGTTTGCGCCCAAGTGGGGCGGCCACGTCTGGCTGGACACCATGGCCGGGCGCGAGCTGGACGACTACGAGCGGTACCTGGCCAATCACGTCGACGCGACGACCAACGAGTTCGTCGACTGCGATTGGCGGGCGAACTTCCTGGCCCGCTGCATCTGCGACAAGAACGGCCGGCGGCTCTTCAGCGAGGAGCAAATCGTTGCCCTGGGCCGGAAGTCGGCCGACACGCTGGACTATTTGTTCGGCATCGCCCAGCGCCTGAACAAGCGCACGCAGCGGGACATCGACGACCTAAAAAAAGCATCCGCCGCCGCCCGAGCTGGCTCCTTGCAGCCCGACTCTGCCGAGACCTCGGAGGATGGCGGACACCCGGCGAATGCCTCCGAGACCTGAGCGCCATTGAACTGGCCGAGTGGCAGGCCACCTACGAGGTGGAGACGGTCGGCGACGAATTGGCGTGGAAACTGAACGGCCACCTGGTCGCGGCGCTGCACAACACGGCGGCCTTCAGCCGGCCGCGGCAGCCGCTGGACGCGGAAGACTGCCTCTGGCGGCGGGCGCCGAAAGAGGAAGAGATCCACCAGGCGGCCCGAAGACCGAGCCACGTCGCCCGGGTGATCGCGAAAGTGAAGGCAATTTTCCCCGGCCTGCGTTGACTCCCTGACCCCTGACCCCTGACTCCTGACCCCTGACCCCTGACCCCTGACTCCTGCTTCCCCCATGGCCACGATCGCCAGCCTGGTTGTGAGCGTCTCGGCCAACACGGCGAAGTTCAGCCGGGACATGAAGGGCGCGAATCGCAACGTCAAGGAGTTGGGCGGAGCGGCCGATACCGCTTCCAGCAAGATCGGTATGCTCGGAAAAGGTCTGGTTGCGGGTCTAGGCGTGGGCACGGGCATCGGGATCATCAGGCGGTTGACCGGTGAATTCGCCGAATGGCGAGCGGAAATCGACGCGACCGCCAAGGCGGCGTTGTCCCTCGGCACGACGTACAGCAACTTGCGGCAGCTTCGGTTCGCGGGTGCGATTTCGGGGGCCGGCGAGGAAGCGGTCACAAAGTCGCTGCTGAAGCTACAGCAGACCATTGGGAGGGCCCTGCGCGAGCCCAAGGGGACAGAGGCAGGATACCTTGACGAGCTGAAGCTGTCGGCGACCGAGCTTGCCGCGATGGACCCAGCCGACGCGCTGGAGAAGTTTGCGGCCGCCCTTCAGGAGGTGCCCACGGATGCCCAGCGAACAGCGGTCGCAATGGACGTGCTGGGCAGAGGCGCTCGCGAGATGATGGTCCTGTTGAACGAGGGCTCAGGGGGGATTCGCGCCCTGCGAGACGAGCAGAAAAGGCTGCGTGGATCCACGGCGGGAACGGTTCAAGCCGTTCAAGACTACAACGACGCCATGACCCGGAGCCGCGAAGTGTGGGCCGGCGTTAAGGACCTGTATTTTGGGGCCCCTTTCTTTTTCTTGGAAACCACGAAGTCCGTGCTGGGTCTGAAGCAGGCCAAGGAGGAAGTGACCAAGGCGACCGCCGCCGAGCTCAACGCAGAGATACTACTGCGCGAGGAGAGGGCGAAGGCTGCGAAACAACGCGAAGCGGACATTGCGCTGGCCGGAAAAAACAAAGCGAGCATCGAGAAGACTACCCAAGTTTATTTGGACGAGCTGGAGCGCATCAGGGACGGGATTGATCCGCTGGATCAGCAAGTCCGCCACTTCCTTGAGGGTATGGGAGAAGAAGGGAAACTGCCGGATGAATCCTTGATTCCTTACCGGGACCGCCTGCTGGAAATCGTCGAGGCGCTGAAGGCCGCGCGCAAAGCACAAGAGGAGACCAACAAGGCCGCCCTAGACGCCGAAAAAGCGGCAAAGCGCGCCGCCGGCGGCGATCGCGAGAAACGGGCCCTGATCGACTCGCTGCGTGAATCATACGAGGTCTTCCGCGACGAGCTGTTCGACATCGAGGATCTTAAGGACCGGGTCGGGCTTGACGAACGCACGGTTCAGATGGCCAAGGAGCGGGCCGCCGCCAAGTACCTCGGCGGAATGCCCGAGTACCGCGAGCCGGTGCTGATCGGCTCGGCGGCGCGGGGATCGGCCGCGGCTTACGAATCGATGGTCAAGGCGCAAAGCCGCACGGAAATGCCCGAGGACAAGATCCGCGTGGCCGTCGAGAAGGCGCTCCTGGAGGCCGTCAAGCAGACCCAGCTCCTCGCCCAGATCGAGGAGAAGACCCAGCCGGCCAAGATCGCGAAGGCGCCACCGTAGGAGAGCTTGGTTCGTGGTTCTTGGTTCTTGGCCCCTACGCACCAAGAACCAAGAACCAAGAACCAAGAACCAAGAACCAAGAACCAAGAACCATGTCCGCGACCATCGTTGCCGTGAAGCCCGGAGGCTGGGGCGGCCAGGCCCAATCGAAGGACTGGATCCGGCGCTACTCGCTGGTCTACACGATCCGCACGGACGACCCCGGCGACGGGCCGATGATCGTGGGGAACTGCCCGGGGTTGCCGCCTCGCGGCGCGT